TACTGGTTATTTAATCGGAGCCGGTGCGTTAGGTGTTGGTGTAGGGATGCCGTTTCAAATCACTTTTGATAATGTCACTCAATTTGATCGTCGGATTCGCGCAACTTGGTTAGCGTGGCTCGGCTACAAAACCTTAGATGTCGATCCTGTAGGTACTGGTGAAGCTTCTCAGCAATTGCGAGTAGCTGAATTACGCACCTTAGACGTGGCTGTATAAACCTTATCTTTCTAACAATTATGGCAAGCAAAGAAACCCTCGAAGAAACTCTATCTATTGCAACAAGTGGAACTAAAAACATTCCCCCGACAAATGGAACCAATGAGGTTACTTATAACAATCTGAAAGCACTAGGTTTTCCAGTCTGTAACCGGTGTAAAGGTAAACTCAGAACTGACCTCGACCATCGTCCATTTTGTCCAGTTCATGACGCAAGTTGTCCTTTGTTGAGCAAAGTTTCCTAATGATTTTTAGCGTTGATGACCTCTCTATTTTCGCACCATCGGTATCTTTACCAGAAGATGCCGTCACTGGTGCGATTTATTTTGTTCAATCAATTATTGAAGGTGATAGAGGGGCAGATCGACCTCTAGAAATTACCCGTCACAAAGAAAAGCTAAGAGTTAATTTAAAATTCCAAAATTTTAAATTAACTTATGTCAGCATAAATACTCCAATTGTCAGTAATCCTGCTCCAATAATTAGAGCTAGATTAGGCAATGTTACCGATAGATTTAATCGGGCTATCGCTCCTGACAGTTGGCGGACTCTAGGTTCTAACGATTATATAATCGATGTAGATGGTCAAATTCACTTATCTACAGCAATTGGTAGATCGTGGGGATACGGCGGCTACCAAGGCTACAGACGCGAACCATACCCTGAGTTTTCTGAGGCTGATGTAGAATATTCCAGTGGCATTGATTTTACCCAAGATACCCGACAAACAAGAGAAATAAAAGCGGCTTTTGGTCGTATTCTAGATTGGGTATGTAATACAGGTTCTTTTAAAGGTGTTTCCTCGGTTGAGTTACCTTTTGAAGAGGCAAAAATCAACTATGGAACTGGTCAACTTGGTACAATTCCCGATGATTTGTTAATGGTATTCAAAAAGTATCGCTCAATAAACTTATGAAAGCGACTTTCATCTGTCCACTCCCCCCGACTCTCAATGAACAGATCAGGTTAGCTCGTGCAAACAAATTTAAAAGTGCGACTACTAAAAAAGACTGGGATACTGATCTACAAAAGCTTATTGTAGAACAAAAAATTCCACGGTTTCCTGACAAAGTATGGCTACTTTATGAATGGCGAATTAAGAACTTTGGACGTGACCCTGATAATATTTGTGGTAGCGCAAAATACGTCAATGATGGTTTAAAAAAAGCAGGGATTATTGTCGATGACAGTTTAAAATATATTTATGGATACGATCCAATGTTTACAAAATGGCATAAAGACGAATTGAAGTTAACAATTAGTGATAAACCGATTATAAAGAAAATTTTTATAGAAGACAATGATAGCGATAATGCCACGCTTTAAATTAGACCCGTCTATTGTCTGTGTTTTAATTGTTTCAGGATACCTCGGTTATTTAAAAAGTTCTGAAAGTCAACTACCTTGATCAAACCTTACATAAAGTTTAATCCTACGCCCTACTTTTGCGGCGATTCCTAACTGTTGACTTGTCGGGGACTCAAACACATTTAACTGCCTAACAAGACCGATTCTGCCATTAATTGCTACTTGTAGCTCTCCTGTAGTCTTGATTGGGAACGGGTAATCTTTAGGCTTTACTAATCTTCCCTCAAAGTATTCACAATCAAGATAGCTCCCTTCTTGTACTTCTGCTACAGGAGGTTTTGTCTGTTGTAGCCAACAGGCAATTACTACAGACTCTATAGAAGATGCTCTCATGACGGGATTGCCCACGGCATCGGTAGCCATAGTAGAACCCATAGCCACGGAAAAGGATAGAGAGGCGTTAGCCTTAATCGTGGGATTTTCTAGAAATTTCCCCGCAACCCCAATAGCAGTGTCGAACATTTGTATTAATATAAATTTATCTAATCTCAGTGTAACAAAACTGTCTTGACAATTCAAGCAAGAAACCGTATGATTTAGTTATGGTAAATTTGTAGAAATAAAATTATGTCAAAGCAATTGTTGATGGGTTTAACATTTTTTATGTTAAATATTGCGATAGTAGTTCTATGGGTTTCTTGGCTTTTTTCGCAAAAAGGGTAAGTATTATGGCAATCCGAAGATGGGAATTTAATTTGTGTAAAAAAGACTCTGAATATCTTGAAGAAATAGCAAAACAGCTAGGATTAACAGAGTCTGAAGTCATTTGTAAAGGATTAAAGTTTATGGCTTTATATGCTAAAACTCAAACGGAAAAAGATACTCGGTTAATACTCGAAAAAGACGGTAATCAAAGACAAATAACTATCTAAAAGAAGTGCATTATGGACAAATCCAAGCTTCATAAAAACTCATTATCTCTTGGGGTAAAAATGGGAGAAACATTAAGTTATACAGTTTTTTGTAACTACTGTGGCTTTGAAATTCAAGAATGTCCAGACATTAAAAGCACCAGACTACTAAGGAATGTTATACAGGAAATTGTCGAAGTTAATCCAATAAAAAAGTACACACAAACAAACTGGGAAAATTGGATAAAAGCCAGTCGATTAATTGTTCCAGGTTTTAATGACGTATGGGAGGAATTAAAGAAAATTAGGCAAAACTATTTTAGAAAAACAATACAAGAAATGTGGCAAAAAGCTAACTCTTGTAGCTCTGATTATGCTGAATATACTGAATATATTGACACAGTGTTACATAGAATTAGTTCTTTTTGGCATGAATATCACGAACGCATAGAGAAAGAATTTGGTAAAGCTGATTTTGATGCTTTATATAATAAAAGATTGTATTCAGAAGTTGGTTTTGACAATTTTTGGGAGGAATTAGACAATGGAAAATAGAATTAAAGCTAGACTTGCTTATGTAGAAAAAACCAAAAAAGACTTAATAGAATTAAGAAGTCGAGTTTGGGAACGAATGTCGGATGCTCAAAAAAAACAATACTGTCGAGATAAAGTTAATGATGATATTAGCATTGAAAACATTATTTCTTTTTTTAACGAACACTCTGATAGAATAGAAAAAGAATTTGGTAACCCTGATTTTGAAGCTTTATTCGACAAAAGATGGAGAATGAAAATCACTTGTTTTGACAATTTTTGGGAGGAGTTAGATAATGGAAGATAAATCACTAGAAGATTACATTTACGTTCCCATTGACCCAGAAGTAGCAAGAAAGCTACTTAAAAAACACGAAAAAGACTGGGAACCTTTTGACAAATTTAACGGCTTTTATCATTGTCTAAAAGACACGCTAGAAGACTTTGATAATAGATTTGAACCAAAAAAAGAAGAGTCTGAATTTTAACTTTGGAGTAATAAAATGTCTCAACCTATCGAACTTTCCCTAGAGCAACAGTTTAACATTCGTTCATTTCAGACTCAGGTAGAAAAAATGAGTCGTGAACAAGCCCAATGCTTTTTAGTTGAACTTTACGAACAAATGATAGTTAGGGAAAGTATGTACAAAGCTTTTCTTAAACACCAGTGGGGATTAGGAGATAATCCTTTCCCAAAAATAGAGTAATACCACAATGTCAGTTATCAGTTATCAGTTTTTACATCTCTCAAGCAAAATAAAGGCAAAACTAATTATGACTATGACTCTTCAAGAAATACAACAGAAAATAGATTTACTTCTAGAAGAAATAGAAAACTGGAAACCTAAATCTGATTTATTTCTGAAAGAAATAGAAACTTGGAAGCAACCCAATATTAAAGAAAAAGGAAAAGCCAATGTTTAACGCAATCTACAAGCCCAATCAGTTGATTTTAGGCAGCGGCTATATTGCTATCTGTACAGGATGGACTCCTGCTAAGTCGGTAGCATCAAAACTTAGTCCATCCGATTATGCCGTAATTGGCAATCTTTATAATGCCTCAAGGGGAATTAACTTTTTGGTTCGCAATTTATTAGCTAATCCTCACGTTCGTGATCTTGTTGTAATGAACTCAACCCGTGAAGACAAAAATTCTGGTAGTGTTCAATGTCTAAAGGATTTTTTTGAAAATGGAGTTTATAAAGGAAAAAATGATGTGGGGAAAGAGTGCTGGGTAATTGATTCTTTGGTCAAAGGATACATTGATATAGATGTTCCTTTAGAGGTTTTAAATCAATTACGGTCTTCTGTTACGTTAAAGGATTGTCTCACAGTCTATTCAATTCTACCTACAGTTAAAGAAATAATCGAGCCAATGTATGGCACTTTTATTAAACCGTGGGCAGAACCGATGGTCTTTCTCTACAATGAACCTATATCAGAGGTAAAACCCGGCCCGATCTATAGTCATCGAATTGAAGGTAAAACTATTGCTGAAACTTGGATAAAGATACTGCAAAGAATCAAGACTACTGGTACTATCAGACCGACTGGGTATGATGGTAAATGGCAAGAATTAATCGACTTAATGGCGATAGTCACCGATGAACCCGAAGACTTTTACTTTCCCGATCCCAATTATCTACCTTTAGATAGAGAATATCTAAAGAACTATATCCCACAAATACTTGATGATGGTGATTATCGAGAAGGGGTTAAATACACCTATGGTCAACGCTTAAGGTCATGGTTTGGTCAAGACCAGATTAAAGCAGTTATTAACAAATTAGTCAAAGAAATTGACTCCGCTAGTGCCGTTATGTCGCTATGGGATAGTGGAAGTGGAAACTATCAAATACTTGCCGAACATAACAGTTGGCGTACAAACGATTATCATACAATCGTGCGAGGAGAAAGAAAAGGGGGTGACTCAGATCATAATCACGGCGGTTCACCTTGCCTTAACCATATTTGGGTAAGAGTAGTAGATAATAAACTATCCCTGACAGCTACCTTTAGAAGCAATGATATGTTTTCCGCTTGGCCAGCTAATGCAATGGGATTGCGGGCTTTACAGCGTCATATCAGAGATGAAATTGCTAGTCAGTCTGACTACGATTTAACAATGGGTCCACTGATTACCATTAGTCAATCAGCCCATATTTACGATGACTGTTGGGAAACCGTAGAACAATTACTTGCTAATCAATACCAATCGATTATTAATCAAGAGTTTCAAAACTACAGCGACCCTACTGGTAATTTTTTGGTAGAGACCAGTGGATACAATGGAAACAATATCACAGTCAGCCAGCTAACCCCTAACGGTGAATTTGTGGGGGAATGGGAAGGTAAGAATCCTTTGAAGTTAATCCGTCAAATAATTGCCGATTGTCCCAGTATTCAATCGTTTCATATTGGCTATTTAGCTAGAGAAATTGAACGAGCATCTCAACAAAAAACAAATTACACTCAGGATAAATAACAATGCTAAAAAACTCAGTAACTCTCAATGGATTAAGCGACGATCAAAAGTTTTTTGCTAAATCATACATTATTCCCACTTTAATTGAATCTACTGAAACATCCGGTAAAACTTTTACTGATGGAGAAATTGCAAAACTTTACGAAATTAATTTAACTACTGCCCGTAAGTGGAGAAAATACATAAGAAACGAATGGGAACCAAATACAAACCTCTGTTGCAGTTATTCTTTGTCTAAAATTTGGAAGATCAAGGATAACAAAATGTGGGAAAGAACAGAATATAACCCAAATAAAGACTCTTCATGGAAAGGATTCATAATATTTGATGATGAAACTATTATAAAAGCTGGATTTGTTGTCAATAAAAGCTAGTACAAAAAAGGAAAAATAGCAATGGACGCTAAACAAGTTCTTAAAGAGTTAATACAATCGGTCAACGAAATTGATTTATACAATTTCTTATTACTTTATTCAAATATAGGAATTAATAGTGAAAATGAAATTGATAATGAAACCGATTATGGAGAAACTAGGCACGATCAAATTAATGCTTGGATTGATAAAGCTATAGAATCGGTTTATGAAAAACCAGAAAAAAAATGACCGACCTAATATCGAAGGAATGCTAGGATTATTAGAGTAATACAACAATAAATAGTATTAAGGTATAACTAAAGGAGACAGATAAAATGATGACAAAATTTTTTAATCGCTCACATATTACCCCTGCTTTAATTAAAGTCGGTGAGACTTTCACTGACAAAGAGATTGCTGAAATTTACGGCGTTAGCTTAACTACTATTTGCAGATGGAAAAAAGATGTAAAAGCTTGTCGTCAACCAAGCACAAAACTCTGTTCAACTTTATCTTACGCCTGGATAATCAAAAAAGATGGTAAATGGGAAAGAACCGAATGGAAGGGAGTGTTTAATTGAAATAAAATATAATAGAAGCAAAAAAATTAAATTAAAAATCAGGAGTAAATAAATGATTAACGTAATTCAAAGAAGTGGAGAAACTCGTCCTTTAGACGTCACCAAAATTCGACGAGTAGTAGAATGGGCGTGTGAGGGGTTAGAAGTCAATCCTCTTGCATTAGAGTCAGGATTAACTTCTCGATTGCGAGATGGGATTACCACTAGGGAAATTCAAGACAATTTAATCAATGTTGCCACACAATTGTTCTGTCCAGAAGAAACCGATTGGAAGTATGTAGCTGGAAGACTTCATATCTGGGGACTATGGAAAGACACTAGAATTAAAAGGGAATTTGGTGGGTATTTATCGCGTACAGTTTTTAAAAGACTTGAAGGGACTGACTACGCTAAATATGTCCAATGGCAAGTGGAGAGGGGTGTTTATGATTCAAAAATTACGGAAATCTATGATGAAAAAGATTTAGAGATCGCAGGAGAGTGGATATATCCAGAATACGATAAAGATTTCGATTATGCTGGTGGGATCATGCTATCAGAAAGGTATTTGCTTGATTGTGAATTACCTCAAGAGGCTTTCCTGACTTGCGCTCTATTACTTGCCAGTGTAGAGAAAAAGCCAGAAGATAGATTACAACTTACCCATCAAATCTACCTAGCTATAGCTCAAAGAAAAATCTCTCTAGCTACTCCAATTCTAGGCAATCTAAGAACCCCTAACGGTTCTTTAAGTAGTTGCTTCATTGTAGCAATGGAGGACGATTTAGAGAGTATTTTTAGCGAGATTACTAATACTGCTCGCATCTCTAAAAATGGCGGCGGTGTTGGGGTGAATGTGAGTAGAATTCGTGCCACTGGTAGCTCGGTTATGGGTAAAGCTAATGCTTCTGGGGGGATTATACCGTGGATTAAATTACTCAACGATACAGCTATCGCAGTAAATCAAGGGGGAAGACGCGCCGGGGCTGTCACCGTCGGGGTTGATATTTGGCATTTAGACGTGCCAGAATTTCTAGAAATGCAGACAGAAAACGGTGATCAAAGACGCAAAGCTTATGATGTTTTTCCCCAATTAGTTATCACCGATGAATTTATGCGTCGGGTGATAACTAAATCTGAGTGGACATTAGTCGATCCCTATCAAGTTCGGACGGAATTAGGCATAGAATTAGCAGAACTATGGGGTGAAAAATTTGAAGATGCCTACAAATTAATTGAAGATAATCTAGGGACAGAAATTACTCTCTACAGAAAAGTTAACGCTAGAGAGTTATTTAAAGATATTATGCGCTCTCAGATTGAGACGGGTATGCCTTATCTTGCCTTTAAAGACACTATCAATCGCGCTAATCCCAATAAACATGACGGATATATCCCTGGTGTAAATTTATGCTGTGAGAGCTTTTCTAATGTCACGCCGGGTAAAACAGCCCATTGCTGTAATTTAGTTAGTCTTAATCTTGCTAATATTGAAACTGGTGCTAATTTAGCGGAAATGTGTCACCTTGCTGTCAGAATGCTTGATAATACTATTGACTTAACCTATCCCCCAATTAGCGAGGCTAAAGAACACAATGACCGCTATCGAACAATTGGAGTCGGAGTTATGGGATTAGCTGATTGGTTAGCTAAACAAAAATTATCTTATAAAGACTTTAAATCTATCAGTGATTTATTTGAAAGAATTAGCTATTACTGTACTCACGCTTCGATGAGATTGGCTAAAGAACGCGGTGCTTATCAAGCTTTTTCTGGTAGTGAATGGAGTCAAGGTAAATTACTAGGGAGTAAAGCATTAGAATGGTTTAAGTTAAACTGTGAAGATATTTATCATTGGTATAAATTAGCTGTTAATGTGCAACGCTACGGCATTAGGAACTCTCATATTACTGCCATAGCACCCAATACCACATCCTCACTAATTCAAGGCTGTACTGCCAGTGTTTTACCCGTCTTCAAGCGGGTATTTACAGAAAAGAACTCAAAAGGCGCTATTCCTAATTGTCCTCCTTTTATTAAATATTCTTTTTGGTATTACCAAGAGAATCAAAATCTTGATCAAAAGGTTGTCGTTCAGGCAATTGCTGAAATGCAAAAATGGATTGATACAGGGATTTCTATGGAATTACTATTTAATCTTAATCAGGGAGTTTATTTTCCTGATGAACCTAACCGCGCATTAACAGCTAAAGAAATTTATGAGACTTTAATCTTAGCGTGGGAATCAGGCTGTAAAGCAGTGTATTATGTGCGGACTGTTCAAAAGGATAACTTTAAAGATAGCTGCTCTAGTTGCGCTAATTAACCATGAATGTCATTTTTTCTGTCATTCTATTTATTGTGGCTATTGTAATATTCACAATACTTGTACTAATTGTTGCTTTTATTATGTTTTATACAATTAGTTTTATTCTTGGATTCATTGAAGCTTTTGAAGATTTTATCAATACTTGAAAATAATCATCATGAATACTGTGTTAATAATTATTAACTTTTTAGCAACTATTATATTAAGTATATTTTTACTTTATATTGCTTTAATTTTTGCCGTTGTTTTGTGTAGAGTGTCTTTTAGATTTAAGACTAATTTAATTTACAGAATTAAACAATTTAGATACTATTCAATAGCTGAATACAATCGAATTAGTTCCTGTAAATATTATAATCCTGAAACCCACAGAAACTTTAATCTAAAATGTAGTGTAAATCCTTCTATTTCTTGTGTACAATGTAGAGAGTGGGAACCTTTAAACAAAGCATGATTTCAATAATCAAGAGAATCATAATCGCTCACAGATGGCGTTTATCTAATGAGATGATTAGTACAGCTATCGTTTTTAAAGATAGCTTAATCGTTTTTGATTGCAATTTAAATTTATTTCGGATTCCGTTTAGTTCATTGTCTGCACTAAAAAAAATCGAAATATCCGACCGGTTAAAGTTTGCTATCCCAGAAGACGGTAGCTATGTTCACTGGGAAAAATATGACATACACCTCGATCTAGAAGCTTTTAAATCAGTATCCAAATAATTCACTTAACTAAAACTATGCCATTAATCAGTCTTAGCAATAAAATGCCTATTTCTCCGATTTTCAATCCATCAGGAGATGACACAACCGAAACTCGATCTATCTGGTTTGGTAACACTACCAACTTAATGCAATTAAACGACGTTCGTTATAATTGGGCGGTGGGTTTATACCAACAAATGCGCGAAAACTTCTGGATACCGCAAAAAATAGACGTGACTCAAGACGTGACTGATTACAACAATCTAACCCTTGACGAAAAACGTGCTTATGATGGTATTTTATCCTATTTAACTTTTCTTGATTCTGTACAGACCTGTAACATTCCCCACCTAAAATCTTGCGTCACAGCCCCAGAGATTAGCCTTTGTATGGCAGAACAAATCTCTCAAGAGGCAATGCACAATCAAAGTTATCAATACTTAATTCAGACTATCATTCCATCGGATCAGAGAAGTCAAGTTTATGACTTTTGGCGTACCGATAGAGTTCTTAAGGATCGTTGTGAATTTATTGCTAATCTCTACCAAGAATACATCGACAAACAAACAACTAAAAGCTATTTTATCGCCCTTCTTGCTGATTATTTGCTAGAAAGCTTGTATTTCTATAACGGATTTATCTTCTTCTATAATCTTGCTTCTCGACAATTAATGCCTGGTTCTGCCGATATTTTTAGGATGATTAATCGAGACGAACTAAGCCATGTCAGATTATATCAAAAGTTAATCGTTGAGGCGATAAATATCTTCTCTTATAGCAAACAAGAAATAGAAGATTTATTTTATTGTGCGGTTGAACAAGAAATTAAATGGACTAATCATATTGTCGGTAATCAAATATTAGGAATTACCGAAGATAGCACTGATCAATACACAAAATATCTAGCCAATATTCGATTAAGGGCGATTGGCTTAAATCCGATTTTTACCGACGATAAATACAAAAAATCTCCTTATTCGCATCTAGAAAAATTCTCTGATACTCAAGGGGAAGGTCACACTAAATCAAACTTTTTTGAAGCAACTGTTACCAGTTATGTTATGTCTTCTGGCTTAACTGGATGGGATGATATTTAATTTAATTGCTTAATCTTTGAAATTTTTGGCATCTTAGCAGTGGCAAAATTTTGCCA